CGCATCCAGGTCACCCGTGACTCTGGAGACAGCGTCATGGCTGGCATTGGCGACATGCTCCACGCCCGGATCAATCCTGGCACTGCGATCGGTGAAGCCGGTCAGCAGTACCGGGGTTACAGCCTGATGGAGTGTGTTCGGATCTTCGCCGAGAGCCGTGGCATCAACACCGCTGGCCGCTCCAAGAGCGATCTGGTGGCAATGGCCATGCACAGCACCTCGGACTTCCCGCTGCTGTTCAGCAACCTGGCTGGCAAGTCCCTGACTGCTGCCTACGAAGAAGAGCCGCACACCTGGAAGCCCCTGGCCCGTCAGCGCAACCTGCCTGATTTCAAGCAGGCCAGCGATCTGGTGCTGGCTGCTGATCTTGCCCCTGAGCTTCTGCTTGAAGGTGGCGAGTACAAGAAAGGCACCCTCACCGAGGCCCAAGCCACTTGGAAGCTGGCGACCTACGCCCGCAAGGTGACCATCAGCCGTCAGGCCATCATCAACGATGACCTGAGCGCCCTGGAGCGCACGCCTGAGTATCTGGGTCGCGGGTTCCGCCGCCTGGAATCTAATCTGGTGTGGGCACTGATCACCAGTAACGCCAACGTCTCCGTTGACGGTGCTGCTCTGTTCGCCGCTGGCCACAACAACACCGGCACTGGCGTCATCGGCATCGCTGGTGTCAACTCGGCGAAGAAGGCTATGCGCAAGCAGACCGACATCTCCGGTGTGACGGTCAACCTGACCCCGGACTATCTGGTGGTCCCGACCGACCTGGAAGCCACGGCTCTGCAGTTCCTGTACCCCACCGGCTACGCCCCTGCATCGCTGACTGGTGCAGCTGGCCCGAACGTCTATGCGGGATCGATGCAGCTGATCGTTGAGCCTCGCCTCGACGGTTCCGCCACCCAGTGGTACGCCGCATCTGCCCCCAGCAAGGTTGAGGGTCTGGTTTACGGCTACCTGGCTGACGAGCCTGGTCCCACCATCACCCCCATGCCCGAGCGGGATCCTGATGGCCTGACCCTGCTGGCCCGGTTCGATTTCGGCTGTGCGGTGAAGGACTATCGCTTCATCTACCGCTCTACTGGCGCCTGATCTTGACCCTGTGGGCCGGTAACCCCGGCCTTCTTTCTACCTACACCCGAGGTAACCACCCGTGAAGAACTCCATTCAAGAGGGCGAGGCTCTCGCTCTTGCCGCTCCCTACGCCGTCGCCTCTGGCGGTGGTGCCCTGATCGGCGCCATCTTTGGTGTCGCCGTCACCGCCTTGGCAAACGCCGAAGTTGGCACTTTCCAACTCTGCGGTGTCTACACCCTGCCCAAGGCCACTGGTGCGGCGACTCTTGGCGCCAAGGCCTATTGGGACAACACCAACAAGAACGTCACTGCTACATCCACCAGCAACACGCTGATTGGTGTGTTTGTGGCTGCCTACGCCTCCGGTGACACCAGCGCTGCTGTTCGTCTCAACGGTTCCTTCTGATGAGCTGGGCCACCCTGTCAGCATCAGCAACCAGGATGGCCTTTGACCGTCTGGGCAGCGTCGGCGTCGTAGCCGGCGCTGTTTCAGGACGTGGATTTCTCAAGCAGAATTCAGAGATGCTGCTTGGGGATCAAATTGTCAGTGTTGATTATGCATTGACATGTGAAAGTTCTCTATTTGGAAATCTGAACTACGGCAGCGCCCTCATCGTCGATGGCGTCAACTATCAGGTGCGCCATGCCCCGATGCGCCTGGACGATGGCACCTTCGTTGTCGTCCCCCTAGCCAAGCTGGCACCCGATGCCACGGCCAGCGGCGGCAGGCTGCGGGAGTTTGCACTGGATGATCTGGCCGACGTGGCGCTGGTGGATCCAGCAGCTGGTGAAGCCCTGAAGTACGACGGGGCGAACTGGACGGACGGCGCCGTGGCCGTGCCGTCACCAGAACGCCGCCACGACTTCGCCAGCCCTTACGACTACTGCGGTCTCGCCCCAGCTGGCTCCGCCGATTCGGCAGCGGTCTGGACAATCACGCGGATCACCGTGGCCAGCAATGGCACCACCATCACTGGCACAGCTACCGGCGTCAGCTGGGCTGGCCGGGCTTCTGCCACCTACTCCTGAGCATCATGGCCCTGACCACCAACCAATTCATTGAGCGGGACGGCAACACCTACGGACTGCTGGGCGTCAACCTGGCGCTATCGCCGATGTGGAAGGCTGACGGCGTGGGTTGCTCAATCGCTGTGCGGTTGACCCCCTACCGCGCCACCGATGCTGGGCCAGACCACCTGGACGCCGAAGCGCGGGCCGTGGTCTATGGCGATGCCACCCAGGACGCTGCGACTGACCCGGATCTGGCCGCGTTCCTGCAGGCGATCGAGGCGGCGGGGCAAGCGTTCATTGATGCGAAGGGGCTCTGATGGCGATCCGTTATGCCGTAGCTACTGGGAACTGGTCCGCCACCTCAACATGGAACGGCGGCACGTTGCCCACGTCGGCAGATGACGTTTATAGCAATACGTTCACGGTAACCATTGACACCAGCCCGACGGTGTTGAGTATCAGCAATGCGGCAACGACTGGAGTGACGAATGGCGGGTCGTTTATACCGACGAATGGAATTACGTTGACGGCAACTTCAACACTTAATGGACAAGTTCAAGCCGGGAGCCTATTTAACTCAACTTTAGGGTCAGGACAATCTTGTACACTTGTGGCAAATATAAGTACACCCACTTTTGGAAACTTTACAGGAAATACCACGTCAAACACTTCATCTGGAACATTGAACATTACAGGGTCTATTACTGGATATGTGGGGGGCGGCCAGCAATTTGCTGTTGTAAATACTTCGACCGGAACTATAAATATTACAGGTACAATCACCGGAGCTACTAGCTATGTTGTTCAGAACTCGTCCAGTGGCACAATAGCGGTAACTGGCAACGTTACAGGAGGCGGAGTTGCTAGTTCATCGGCAATCCTCAACAACTCCACCGGCACGTTAAATATCACCGGCACCATCGCTGGCGGCACAGCCACACTTTCTCATGGTGTTATTAACAACTCCACCGGCACCTTCACCCACGTCGGCACCGCGCAAGCATCAAATACTGCTGCTGCCATCGGAGCTGGTAACGTTGGGCAGGTCACAATCCTCAGCGGTCCACTTCTAGCAACTACTGGCACCGCAGGCGCCGCCGTTGCCTCTGGTGCCAACCCCTGCGTGGCATTGCGTTGGTTTCCTGCTGATAACGCACTGACCACCTTCAAGTATTCAATGCAAGGTCAAACCGTCAGTGGCAGCCCCAGCGCCAGGCCAGCTCGCGACCTATATCTCAGCGCCGCTTATGACGCGCTTTACCCCACCGTCGCCAACGTCCGTAGCGGCACCGCATACGGTCCCGGTGGCGCTTCCGTGGGCACCTGTGCTGTCCCTGCCGCCGCTTCCGTCGTCGTCGGGGTTGCGGTGGACGCCACGGTCGGCACTGCTGCCGTAACCGCCGCCAGCATCCGCGCCTCCCTGGGGTTAGCCAGTGCCAACCTCGACACGCAGCTCAGCGGCCTGCCTGCCAGCACCGCAACGAGCGTCTGGGCCGCCGGCACTCGCACTCTGACGACCACCATCGCCACCGCCAGCGACATTGCCACCGCCGTCTGGGCCGTAGCCACCAGCGCCCTAACCAGCGCCGGCACGATCGGCAAGCTGCTGGTTGATCGCATTGATGCTGCCATCAGCAGCCGGCTGGCCCCTGGTGGCACGCTGGCCAGGGTGACGCTGGCTGACACGGCAACGACGCTGACCAACGCTCCGACTGTCCCAACGGCTGAAGAGATCGCCGCCGAGGTGCGCACTGAACTGACCCCCGAACTGACCAGGGTGGCGAACTGCGCCACGGTTGAAAGTACTGGAGATCAGATCGTGGCACTCATCCCATGACCACCAGCAAGCGCGAAGCAATCTTGGCCGCTGTCGAGGCTGCCTTGACCGGCACCGTCGATGTAGGCAACCGCATCTATCGCTCCAGGCCCGAGGCCTTCAGCCGTGGTGAGATGCCGGCGCTCATCATCGAACCAGCCACTGAAACAACTGTCGATCCCGAGGGGACTGGTGGTGTCTCGTCGTGCCGGCTGGATTGGCGGTTGATCATTCGCATTGGGGTGATCACCCGTGGCCCCATCCCAGATCAGCTTGCTGATCCGATCCTGCTCAGCATCCACCAGCGACTGATGACCAACGCCAACCTGGCAGCGCTGATCATGAGCATCTATCCCCAGGCCACCACTTGGGAGCAGAGCGATGGTGATGGCACAGCTGGTGCCGCCATCTGCAATTGGATGGTCAGGTATCGCACCAGCGTGAATGACATCACGAACTAGGTAGCCTGATTGCAGCCAACATCAATGCATGGCCAAGACGATTCCTACTGACGTAGCTGGGCCGCTGCCCAGTCCATCGGCTGAGCCCAGTTACGTCGGTGATGAGTTCTGGGGTCATGGCGGCTCCTATCTGCTCGACCCTGTAACCGGCAAGCGGTCGCTCATTGAGCCGGCAGCAGCGCCAATCCAATCTCCTGAACCTGAGGTCTGACCATGGCACTCCTAAGCAAAAAGCGACTGATCATCTGCAAAATCGAGACCACTTATGGCACTGATTCGGCGCCGACTGGCACCGATGCGCTGCTGGTGCGGAACCTTGATGTCACGCCTCTGAATGCAGAGACCGTGAGCAGGGATCTGGTCAGGTCCTACTACGGCAACTACGAGCAGCTGCTGACCAAGACCTCTTCGTCGCTGTCGTTTGAGGTCGAGCTGGCTGGTTCTGGAACTGCAGGAACTGCACCGAAGTATGATGCAGCACTTCAGGCTTGCGCACTGTCGTCAACGGTTGTTGCGACAACGTCAGTGACGTATGCCCCCGTCAGCACCAGCATTAAATCCTGCACTATCTGGATCAACGTTGATGGGGTGCTGCACAAGTTTGTTGGTTGCCGTGGCACGGTATCAATGAACTGTGCATTGGGTCAAATTCCAACATTGAAGTTCGACCTTATGTCGATCTACAATGAACCGACTGATGCTGCAGCACTGACGCCAACCTATGACAAGCAGGCAACGCCGCTGGTCTTCAGGGCTGGTAACACCTCGGCATTTACTTTCCTGTCGGTCACTACTTTCTGCCTGAACTCACTGGAGTTCAACCTGGCCAATGAGATGACCTACCGGGAGCTGATTGGCTGCACTAAGGAGGTGATCATCACGGATCGCAAGCCGGCTGGTTCGGTCATGATCGAAGCGCCCACCATGGCTGTGAAGAACTTCTTCAATGCCGCCACTACCGATACCACTGGTAACCTGTCGATCCTGCATGGGACGACTGCCGGTAACCGTGTGACCTTTACCGCCAACCAAGTGGACATTACCGCCCCGACCTACTCGGACATGGACGGCATCGTGATGCTCAGCGTCCCCTTCGTCGCCATCCCCACGACCGCAGGCAACAACGAGTTCAGCCTTGCCTTCACCTAGTCGA